AGGATTTTGTCGAGAAGTCACCAAAACATTTTCTCGTGATTAACGCGCCACCTCGTCATGGTAAGTCACTCACAGCACAAGACCTGACTGCGTGGCTATTCGGTAAAGAACCCAGCACACGCATTATGACAGCATCCTACAATGAGCGATTGGCCAGTATCTTTTCGCGTTCAGTTCGTAATATGATCCAAACGGAAAAGGTTGGCGATCATATCGTTTATTCCGATATATTCGATACGGCTGTGAAATATGGCGAAGCAGCTGCGCAGATGTGGACTATTGAAGGGCAGTCACAAGTATCCTACCTCGCAACCAGTCCGGGCGGTACGGCCACAGGGTTTGGTTGTGATTATCTGATTTGCGATGACCTTGTGCGTTCAGCAGAGGAAGCCTACAACGAGAACGCTTTGGATGATACTTGGAGCTGGTTTACAAATACAATGCTCTCACGTTTAGAGGGCAAGCGTAAAGCGATTATCATTATGACTAGGTGGGGTGAAAAAGACCTCGCAGGACGCATTTTAGCAGCGTTTGGCGACGATGTGGAGTTGATAGCGTACCGAGCGCAGCAAGACGACAAAACCATGCTCTGCGACGAAATATTGAGCAAAGACGACTATGAGTTCCTAAAGCAAGAAATGAACGTGGATATTGTCGAGGCAAACTACAATCAAAAACCCATTGATGTTACTGGCCGGCTTTACAGCGAGTTCAAGATTTGGGAGGAATTACCGAAAGGCGATACGCTCAACTATACGGATACGGCAGATACCGGCTCTGATTACCTATGTTCAATTAATTATGTTGTCTATGAGGATGAGGCCTACATTACCGACCTCGTATTCTCGGACGAAGCAATGGAAAAGACCGAACCCGAAGTCGCCACCCTGCTCTTTAGTGGCGAAGTGTCAAAGGCTGTGATTGAGAGCAATAATGGCGGACGTGGTTTTGCGCGAAATGTGGAACGTTTATTGAAAGAAACATTCAATTCAAACAAAACAGTCATAACCTCGCAGACTCAAACCCACAATAAGGAAAGCCGTATCCTCGCTAGTTCGGCTTGGGTGCAGAACCACGTTTACATGCCCCATAACTGGCACATTCGTTTCCCTGATTTTTACAAGCAGGTGATGAGTTACCAGCGTAAGGGTAAGAATGCACACGACGATTCCGTAGATGTCTTGGCGGCCATCTATGAATCTATAACAGCACGAGGTAAGCCTCGCATAATAACAGAAGCCGATTTGGGCTTCGGTAGGACGCAGAGAACACCGTTCTCAAATGGATTTTAAGGAGGAAATATGATCAAAAAAGTCTATTATCTGCCAAAAGGTACTGAACCGGAGGCACAAGTCATAAACAATTTGCTGACTGGCTCGATTCGTCAGAAGCAGATTGAACACTACAACAAGCTTGAAGCTTACATGATGAATGAGGCAGTTGTAAGCCGCCAAGCTCCACATCAAATACTAGCCGTCACTAATTTCGCTCGCTATATCAGCAAGACAAACGTGGGTTATTTGCTCGGTAATCCGGTGCAATATCTCGTATCTGATGGGTATAATATCGACGCGATTACAGATTCATACCGAAAACAGACCATTGGTAAGTTGGATGTAGAGCTGGCAACGGATGCTTCTGTATTCGGCCACGCTTTCGAGCGCATCTACACAGACGAGAACTCTGACAGCTGGTCAACTCGGGTAGATCCACGCAATGTGATTTTGGTGTATGACGATACCGTAAAGCATGAAAAGATGTTTGCTGTGGTTTACGTGCCGTCCTACGACGAAAAAGGCGAGGTGATTCGTGGTCAGTTCGAAGCGACTATCCTAACCCCAACAATGGTTATGGAACGGACGCTGAAAAATGGAGAGCTGATTGGCGACGGAAAAGATGACACAGCGCACTCATTTGGCGAAGTACCTATCATTGAGTATATGAACAGCTCTGACCGTATCGGTGACTTCGAGCCGGTAATCTCGCTCATTGACGCATATAACATTTTACAGAGTGACCGCGTAATTGACCGCGAGCGCTTGGTGGATGCAATACTCGCATTCTATGGCTCTGACTTCGATGAAAAGCAGCGCAAAGAACTCAAGGACAGCCGGATTATTGCCAACATGCCGGAAGGCTCAAAGATTGAGTACGTCATTAAGAATATCGACGAGGCCGACGCAGATGTATTGCGCCAGACTATCGCAACCGACATTCACAAGATTTCAATGACACCGGATATGAGCGACGAGAAGTTCGCTGGCAATTCCTCTGGTGTAGCTATTCTCTACAAGCTATTGGCCTTTGAGCAGCATATCAAAGACAAGGAGCGTTACTTTGAGGATTCGCTTATGGATCGCTTCCGGCTCTACAATAACTTCCTCGTGGCGAAATCCACAATGGCTATCGTACCTACCGAGGAAATTGATGCTGTGTTCAAGCGTGCCTTGCCACAGAACGACCTAGAAACCAGCCAGATGATTAACAACCTAATTGGCACCGAGCTTGTCGATAAGGAAACTTTGGCTGCGCAGCTATCGTTTGTACAGGATGCCAAAGAAACAGTTGAGCTTGCAGAAGCAGAGGCCGGTGAGGATATGGCACTCGGCAATTACGGAACCGACGAACCAAACGAACCTGAAAACGGGGAGTAATCCTCATGCCGAAGTATCAGTCTGACGCGTACTGGGAGAAAAGGTCAATTCAACGATTGACCGGTGCTGAAAAGTCCTCCGTTCAGTACCTCAAGAAAATCAAGAATGTTTATCGTTCCGCCGCCAAATCAGTAGTCGGCACCGTAAAGGAAACCTACGCCAGCTATTACCGTAACGATAATACATTTAGTCAAGAACTCCTAGAGGAAATCGAGCCGAAAGGCAATATCACCAAATTCCTCAATGATATGGCGAAAGCCGGACTGAATACTTCATTGCCGGAAAACTTCAAAGGCAGGATGAATCGGCTCAAGATGCTCGAAGCGCAGCTTTGGGCCGAGTCAAAGAAGGTCGCACTTCAAGAGCGCAACATTTCTACCAAATCATACGAAAAGACGCTGACCGATACATATTACCGGACTATTTACGATATTGCCAATGGTACGGGCATTAACAGCCCGTTCAGTACGCTCAACCAAAAGACCATTGAAAAGATATTGGAGAGCAAGTTTGAAGGTAGTAATTACTCCGAGAGGATATGGAAAAACACCGATATTCTCGCTAATTCGTTGCAGGATATACTCGCACGAGCAGTTGCTACCGGCCAGTCACCCGAAAAGACGATCATGGAGATTATGGAGCGGTTCAACGTGGGCTACTCCAATGCCAGCCGTCTTGTCCGTACGGAAACCAATTACTTTGAAAACAAAGCCGAGCTGGAATCATACAGAGAGCTTGGCATTAAGAAGTTCAAGTTTCTGGCCACGCTGGATGAGCGTACATCCGATATTTGTCGCTCAATGGATGGCAAAGAGTTCAGCGTCAAGAACGCAATGCAGGGCGAGAATGTGCCACCGTTGCACCCATATTGTCGCTCAACTATCGTTCCGGTTGTGGACGGATTTGAGCCAAAAGAGCGTAGTATGCGCAACAGCATGACCGGCGAAACGGAAAATGTCCAAAACATGAACTATGCCGAGTGGAACAAGAAGTTCGGCATCGGGCAAGAGGTATCGCGTATTGCAGCAGCCGGTGGACCAAAGCCAATGCTGGGCAAGAATAATTTGGACGCAATCGGAGTAAAGCAAGGCGCACCAATGACGCAGACGGAAGCTATGAAGGGCGCTAATCCACATTACGAAGGCATTAACGGCGCTCCGTATAGTATCAACTGCCAAAGATGTGTGCCAACCTACGAAATGCGTATCAGAGGCTATGACGTGATAGCTAACCCAAACAACAAGCGAGGGATACTGAACTTATCGGGCAAAGAGTTCTTTGTGGATCCAAAGACCAAGAAGTTCCCGGCAGTATCGCAATGGGAAATTTCACCGGATAGGTTTATTAAGCAGCTCGCAAAACAACCCGATGGCCGCTATGGCGTATTGAATGTTTGGAAAGGTAGCCGACGAAGTGGTCATACGTGGGTGGCCGAAGTCAAAAATGGCAAGGTCAAATTCATAGATCCACAGCCGGGCAAGCGAGTTCCGGTTGATGACTATCTGTCAAAGTCGAGCAGAATGGCGTTCTATCGGATGGATAACATGCAGATTAATGGCAATAATGATATAATTAAGATATTCATGCGAGGTAAAAAATGAATAGAGCAGAAGCAGAAATAATCCTGAAACAAGCCGTAAAGCTCGTTGATAAGCCAGCTGGTCGGCTCTACCTCCAATTAATAGACGAGGACAAAACCAACTTCTACTTTGATGTTTGCGTGATTCCCGACAATGCCCGAATCGACTGGAAAACCAATCAGCAAATCGCAGACAAGTACGCAATCAGTCCACCATGGTTTGTAAATAAAAAGACCAAAGAGGCCGGAATTAACTGGGGGATGCCAGAAAATTAGGCTTGTTTGTTTGGATATGTTATAATTAACATAAGACTAATTGCACTCACAGTTTTACGTGAGTGTTTTTCTTATGCCCACAGACTGTGGGTGCTTTTTGTTATTTATCAATTAACTCGTGGCGACACGTAAAAATCGGAGGTAATATGGCTGAACCAGTCAACAACTCACCATCGGATGGCGCAAACGATACTGCCGGTGCCGACAAATCTGATGTCAAAGAAACAAAGGGCGGTAAGACTTTTACCCAAGAGCAACTCGGGCAGAAACTCTCGGAGGAACGTAAGAAATTACGTGAGGAATTTGAGAAAGAGAAAGCCGACGCACTCGCGTCTGAAAAGGCAGAGTGGGAACGCCAATCTAAATTGACCGAGGAACAGAGGGCGAAAGAAGCTCAAGAGGCTCAACGAAAAGAGCTTGAGAAACGCGAACACGATATTACAATGCGTGAGCGCAGGTCTGAAGCGATTGAGAGGCTGAATGAGAAAGGCATCTCGACCAAACTCGTAGATTTTGTAGTAGATGCCGATTCGGATAAAACCGAAAGAAATATCGAGGTTTTGGAGAAAGAGTTTAACAAGGCAGTCGAGGAAGGTGTGAAAGCCAAACTTGCTGGCAGAACTCCGACAGACAAAGGCTCGACGACACAAGGTGGCAAGTCCACCGACGGCTCGGCCAACAATGGTATTATTTCCAAAGATGGTTACAGAGCGTTTTAATAATTAGAAAGGTATTAAAATGGCACGAACTGATGCTCTATCTATCCTTGCTTCACAAGATACCAAGGATAAGTTAATTGAACTCGGTGGCAAGCTCATCGAGTCGATCCAGAAAAATGCAGTTTCCTCTTTCCTAAAGAATACTGACTATTCTGGTGATCCAACCACCGGTTCCGTTGAAATCAACCGCTTTGCTAACGCTTCGGTAGATGCGTACGGAACTGCACGCGCAGCTGGTAAAGGTAATGCGTTACTGAACTCCGGTAAGGTAACTATCAACCTTGACCAAGACAAAGAGATTACAACCGAGATTGAGTTCAAAGATATTAAACTCTTTGGCATCACCGGTTTGCTCGAAAGAAGGACTGCTAACCACGACAAGAGAGCTATTGCTCACCTTGACCGCGCGTTCTTTGCTTGTGCAGAGGCGGCAGGTACAGCAGTTACCACCAGCTCTACCGAGTACATTGACATCGTGGACGAGATGATTGCTAACGCTGAATCTACTGTCAACGATTTCGTGGACGGTGTAGATCGTGGCGACTTGGCTCTTGCTATCAAACCAACCGTATTCAATGCTCTACGTAAGTACATTGATAAGTACGACAACGGTGTGGGAAGCGGCGAAGTCAATCGGATTCATGGCGTGGATGTTTACAGCAACTTCCGCCAAGATGCTGACATCGTTCTTATGTATAAGGGCGCTGTTGGTCAGCCGGTTGCTATTTCGGATTATACTGCGGAGAAAATCCCTCTATCCGAAAGCTTTGCTACCGAAACCTACCTCCACTATGGTACCAAGGCCGTCATGCCTGACCTCATTTGGACCTATGGTGGTGATGAAAGCGAAAGCTAATAGGAGGTAAATTATGTACGCTTACGATACGTTCACTCTCGAGGTGGAAAATGCGACGAAGGAAATTAATCATGCTGCGGCGGAGGATGAAAAATTACTCAAAAGCGTGTGTGAGGAAGTTACTGACCGTATTTCACTCTACCTAAACTTACCAGCCGAACCCAAGGCCAAATGCTTTGACCACCGGCTAGTACGGGTAGCTGCTCGTATCGTAAGCGGCATTTTTACCCAAACCCAAACCAATATCGAAGGAGATAACGACGATACCGAAGTCAAATCTCTATCAGATAACGGTCAGTCCATTACGTACGGAGAGAAAACCAAGAATTACTTGGCCTCTGCGACGGATGGCGAGTTGTTTGGCGGATTTGCCGAGCTATTAAGACCATTTAGGAGAGTTCATGTTGTTCGATGACAAAGCTAAAGCCAAAATCGCAAAAGCGTTTTACGACAAAACGATTGAGGTTTTAGACGCGACGGAGAACGTGGATGCCGAAGGTGGAATAGTAAAGAATTACAAAACCGTCAAAAGCACTTT